TCCAAATCCAAACACTTTTTCAATATTGAAATCGTTTATTTTATTAGGTAGACCACGTTCATCTAAAATAATACAACAAACATTAAACAATTTCATGTAAAATCCAATTGTTAAATTGATGGCCCATGTTCCTTGTATTTTTAACATTTTTACAAATTCATCAACAATCATTTTATTTTTGTCTTCTACATCCGATACATCGTTTATTTTTTTAGCATTTTCAAAATAATTTTTTAACATGTATGTATAATCTGAATCTTCGTCTTCATCATCGCTTGCATTTTCATACGCTTGAACAATCACATCTTTCATACTAGCACTAGACTCTATCTGTTCCGCAATTTTTTCTCTTAATTCCATGACCGACTTTTTATCATATGTAAATTTTTGTCTAGTAGCACTATCTACACTGGCATAAAAACAATCTCCATTACTTGTTATGTCATGAATTTCATACTCTACAGAACTATCCTGTTTGAGTACAACGGGTTTGGGTACAACAACGGGTTTAGGTACTTCCTTTACATTATCCCATACGGGCTCACCAAATTTTTTTACATCAAAATCACCATCTGAATCTGTGACCTCTTCTCCCGTGTTAACTTCATAATATCCTATTTTAGAGTTAACACTTCCACTAGTTACTAAATATACATTATATCTATCTTTGTCTTCATAATCATACGCTTTACCAATACAAATATTAAATGTTTCTGCTTTTTTTACCGATGTCATTTTAAACATCATGGTTGTGTATCCAATATCATCAGGTCTTATTTCCATAACTTATATATTAAAATATTTTATATTTATATCGTTAAAAATGAATATGCAAAACTTCCTAAACCAAATGTAATAGGAATTGTGAGATACTTATAATCATAATTATAAACAAACACATACATACATGTAATAATTAGAACAATTACATTAATCAAATATAATGGTGGAAAATAATCTGTTAAATTTATTTGTCCGGGAACAACAGGAATTGCTGAAACCGGAATTTCATTAATATACAACAAATATATTACATAAATAAAAAACGGCATGTACAATAAAACAACAGCAATGATAATATAATAATTAAACTGATCAGATACCGCATTTTGCCACACATGCTTTAATTGTTTTGAAAAATAAGATTCATACCTTGAATGTTTGATATAATCCTTTTCAGCATCCTTTATTTCTTTATCGTATTGTAATTTAACAGGATTATAATAAATAATAACTAATGCCAAAACAATAAATATAATCATTCTAAAAATAAAACTAAATGTTCCAGAAAAATATCTATTTGGCAAATAGAAAGAAAATGAAAAAAATACAACATAAGCAATTAATAAAAGTAGTAAACATAAAAATGAAAAAACAACAATTTGAATTGCATCCATACTGATGTATTATAAATTTTCAAAGGTAGTTTTTTTTCCATGACAATTTCTACAAAGAGCAACTAAATTGTCAATATGGTTGGATCCTCCATCCGCCAATCTAACTTTATGATCTACTTCAAACCATGCATCTAATTGGGTTCTACAATCATGACATTTCCATGATTGTTGAGCTGCTACATATTTTTTTTTAGTTCCGCTGACACTTCTTGACGTTGCGTCTCCTCCTGATGTTAAAATTCGTTGTTCTTGGGGAGGCGCTAAAAAAGGCGTAATTAAATCACGTGAATTTTTATCAATGGGCATGTATCGTATCATTCCATTTAAATGACCCATTAAACTTTTAGATTCTGATGGATTTTTTTTAATAAATGTGTATAATGAAAAGACAACAAATAAAATAGTAACAATTTTAAAATGTTTTTTATATTTTGTAAATTGACTAGAATATTTTCCATCGTAAAGTGTATCGGCTATATAAAATCCTGCTCCTAATAATAGTATTATTTCACTTTTCATATAGTTTACCTATACATATTTTTTTTCTTGAATAATGCCCATTTTTTACATGGTTGATTTTTTTTCAAAGTCTTTTACAAAAATTTTATCGTCACACATATTTTCAATTAATTATATACTATTAGTATCTGTATCGTAAGCAATTACAACAACCAAATAAGTATTCTCATTTTTATATATTTTTGAAAAATTTTTGTAATATGGATATCTTAAAATTTTGGGTTCATCAATATTTCTTTAACTACATGAAGCAGCATTATGTGTGTTATCTCCGTTATAGTTAAATTTTAAATAGGCGGGCGTTGTTGTTTTAACCATAGGTACAATATTACTAACAACTTGTTCTTCTAATGTTTCACCAAATTGTGTTTCTGTATAATCAGGATCACTTTGTACTAATGTAGTGTTTATTGTTGGAATTTGCATTACTTCATACGCAGCAACTAGTGCAATTACACCTAAAAGAGGCGATTTTGTAAATATATAAAAACAAACAAACAACAATACTATAGTAACTGGAATAGTTCCTATGGATTGTACAGAAGATGGTAATTTAATATTAAATAAAATAATCATACATAATAAGACAAGAACAATAGCATGTAAAATATCCATAGTTTATAAAAATATTTTTAAAATTGATCTATTTTTAAAAACTACAAATACAAAAATGTTTCTTGGTCCACGAGGATTAACAATTCCTAAAGAATTATTAACTGAATCGGAGCAACAAGATATCAAACGCCAACTTACGTTTTCACCTCAAACATCTCATGGATATGCAAACGAAATTAAATTTTATGCTTATCGTGAATCACCACATAAATTATATGTTCCAAGATTTTATAAAGAATGTGTTCCTAAAACAATTTCTAAAGGCGCACCTATCAACGTAACCTTTTCTGGATCTATTCGTAAAGATCAACAGGATGCGGTAGATGCCTTTTTAAATAAACAATGTGGATTGCTTGAATTACCATGCGGATTTGGAAAAACTATAGTTGCGTTGTATTTAATTTCAGTATTAAAATTAAAAACCATTGTCATTGTACACAAGGAATTTTTGTTAGAACAATGGATGGAACGAATCCGCGAATTTTTACCAAATGCTACCATTGGACGTATCCAAGGAACAACTATCGATACAAATAAAGATATTGTCATTGGCATGCTTCAATCTATCTCTAAAGATAAATACCCTAAAGAAATTTTTCAATCTTTTGGATTTACAATCATTGATGAAACACATCATATTGCCGCAGATGTATTTAGTAATGCATTGTTTCAAATTGTTACGCCTTACATGCTTGGATTATCGGCTACCATGGAACGAAAAGATGGATTGAGTAAAGTATTTAAATTATTTTTGGGTGACATTGTGTATTCGGCAAAACGAGAAAAAACATTGGTGTATATACATAAAGTAACATTTACAACTACAGATGATGAATTTAATGAAGTAATTAAAAATTTTAAAGGAGAAACCAATTATACGAGTATGATCAAAAAATTAAGTGAATATAATCCTAGAAAGGAATGTATTTTACATATTTTGGATATATTGTTAAAAGATACAACTACACATCAAGTCATGATATTATCTCATACAAAGGCATTATTAGAATATTTCCATGATGCAATTGAGCATAGAAATATGGGATCAGTTGGTTATTATATTGGAGGCATGAAACAATCTGCCTTGAAAGAAAGTGAAACTAAAAAGATTATTTTGGCAACGTTTGCCATGGCCGAAGAAGCATTGGATATTAAAACATTATCTACCCTTGTACTAGCAACTCCTAAAACAGATGTCATTCAAGCCGTTGGTAGAATTTTGCGTGTTAAACATGAAAAACCAGTCGTGGTCGACATTGTAGATTCACATCCAACATTTATCAACCAATGGAAGAAGCGACGAGCTTATTACAATAGTCAAGGGTATACTATTGTTGAATCTACTCATGAATCTTATCCAAATGCTCAAAAAAATAAAAAAATGGGGTCATTGTTAAAGACACGTTTATAATTCCATATAAAATTTATTTTACATTTTATCATGTAATGTTTTATCTATTACTTCCGGATAATCAAATGATAATAAATCTTTTAATTTATATTTTTTATAAAATGCATTATGCTTTATTTTATTTACACAATTTTCAACTGAAATAATTCTATAATGATAACATAATAAATATCCTTCTTGAATATTCTTTTCTCTTAAATTTTTATAAAAAGGGTTTAATTCCTGATCTTTTTTATATATACTATCAATTACTTTTACATGCCCTATAGGTTGTAATGGATAATGTTCACTTAATTTTTTAAAATATTTTGGTTTAAAAATACATTTTACTTCTATTTCATTATATCTACATCTAAATTTAGGTTCATCTGTAATTGTATTGACGTGTTTTTTATCATGATTCCACCGATAAACATTTGTTTTCAATAAAGATGAGGGATTATGTTTAATTGAATTACATGACATCATAACCCATGGTATTTTTACACACATACAATCTTTAAATGTAGTTTTCAATTCATCACGTATTGTTTTAGTTACATCCTTTTTAGTAGTAATAAATTCATCCATATCAACAAAAATAATCCATTCATATAAATGTTTAATTTTTTTATATAATTTATTAGAACTATCCATTTTATGTTTATCTGTAACATGATTTTTTTCAAATATAATTTTTACATTTGGATGATTAACATCCTTGTATATTTTTTTATCTGAATGATCATCTACAATATATATAGTATCTACACCTTGTTGTAAATAATAATCTACAAATTCACGTACATATATTTCATTTTTACAACGTACAATCAATCCTAAAAAAGAAGACAATTTTCGTGTTTTTTTATAAATTTTACGCAAATGTCGTGTTTTCATATAATTATATAATATAAAATGTCATGTTAATAAAATAAATTGAATTTATAAAAATAAATAGATAAATATCTTTGGAATGTTTCACATTCGTACTTTTCAGCTTGCTGCTCGCGAAAAGTTTCTTGAACTTTTCCATACAGAATGGTTGACCAATTCTGACGTTAAACATCTTAAATCATTCTTTGCGATGCATGGCATTCGTATGACGCATGCTGTACAAAATTCAATGAACCTGTTTAATTTAAAATATGGACAAACATGCGTATTTGATTCAGAATGGAAATACGCATGTCGCGGTACAACGCTTGGATACAAAGACGGCAAATGGGAAATTTCTGTATTTGGCTTACCAAAATTCTTCAACGAAAATGAAATGTCCAAACAAATGGGTATGGAATTTTTACCTATGCTTCACAACATTGAAGCAGATGGATACAAATTAGTATTTATGAACAAAGAAGACGGATCCAATTTGCGATTTTGGTACGATGAAACCGGATATTTACATGCTTATACGCTAGGTACTGTAACTGAACATAAAATGCAACCTAACATTCAAGATTCGCCTACATTTACATCATTAGGTATTCAGTGTTTGCGTAAATATCCTAAATTGGATACTTACTTGAAAGAACATCCTGGCGTCGTATTCTTTGCTGAATTGTTATCCAAATGGAATTTGATTGTGACAAAGTACGATTTTGGTACAGAAGAGGGGCTACTAAAACCACTTGTGATGATTGGGTTAGATGGCGTTCCATCCTGGACCATTCTTCAAGAATTGTATCCAGAATTTTATGAGAATGGACTACCCCTTTATTCAAAATATACTACCGCAGATACGTATTTCAAGGATCGCGATGATTATTTTGAATGGCAGTCAGCTAATCCATCACTTGTCGGTGTTGTACCTGAAGGATGTGTATTGTATGCGGTTAAACCCGGTGAATGTTTTCCAGTTTCTAAAGGGAAAAGTAATCCGTATAAAAAGATTCATTTGGGAATTACATTGAACGTAGGAACATCGGCCGATTTTATGAATGCTCAACGAAATGAAATTTTGGGAAAGTATGATGATGCTGTGGGTGAACTTGGCCATGAAGAACGAGATGCGCACATTCATACCATGCGCACTTCTATCAATCAACTTGCTATTTATTTGGATGAATTTCTTCCATCTTTAATTAAAACCAAATTTGATGCTGCTAAATATGCTGAAATTGTGAAAACCATTGGTGTCCGTGACACGCTTTACTTAGGATGGATGACGAGTTTTCTCTATGCTAATAAATACCAGTTGAATAATGATACAGATGCGGTAGAATTGATTTACGAATGTTTATCATCAACACAAAATGGAAATTGTTTGGTAGACGACCTTCATAAAAAGTATGGACTTACTTGGTGGACATTTACACCAAAGCTTGATAAACCTAAAATAGAAAAGGAAAAAAAGGAAGACCCTGTAATCGAACCTGAACTTTCTGTAAATCAAGAAAATAAGGTAGCCATCTTTGATTTTGATCTAACCTTGGTAGGGGAAATGCATCACACTTCATCTAGTGGATTTACCGCAAATCCTACTATTGTACAAGCACTTCATACGTATCATACATTGGGTGTAACCATTTGTATTTTAACTGGCCGTGATCTATTACAAAAAGAAGAGATTGTATCCTATCTTGCCACCATTATTTCATGTCCTATGGAATTTTATTTTCGTGAACCAGGAACGTCCATCTTTCTACACAAAGTACAAACCATTCGTACTCTGTTGAATCGGTTTGGATCCATCTATCATTTTGAAGATGATTCCAACATTTTAAATTCATCGGCTGGAATTGTCATTTCTCGTGGCGGAAAATACATTGGTCATGTCATTACCGATGGTCAAGTTAGTAATATTATTACCAGCCAAAAAACAAGTTTATTGGTGACTCTTGTAGATGCACCTGGTACAGGCAAAACGAGCATCTTCAAAGCGATTGAATCATCCGTTGGACCTGTTACATGGGTAAGTCCGGATAGAATTTCCAATGAATACAAACGTGTCATGGGTGAAAAAATTCCACCCGATATCATGTATTCTAAATTGAAAAAGCAGTTTAAAAAGGGTATTGAATCAGGTGGCGTTGTCTTGATTGATACATGTAATAATAAACCGGAATTTATCAAAGACATGCTTGCGTCAGGTCACAATTCAATCATTGGAACATTTATGGTAACCTCTGAAATCAAAAAGAAAGGAAAACTTGTTCCGGTCATAGATCCTGCGTATACTGAATTCATCAGAACAAATGTATCAAAACGAATTGAAGATAAAAACCAAGGCAAATCTGACGCAATGAATGGATCTACGTTAGATTGTTCAAAGGCGGTAGATATTGCGCTTGAAAAGGCAACTGGGTGTCTTCATCAAATTACAACTAGAGATGTTAAGCGATTCGCAACCACTCTATTGCCATTAGATGAAAAGATTCGTATTGTCATGGAAGAAATTCGTGCTGTACTAGGTCACATAGATACAACATTGATTCGTGCAAATTTAACGACATCTGATGGAACTATTCTTACAGAAACATCACAATTACATGAACATTTAACTACTATTGGATCAGCCGTGTTTCTTTAAATATTATGTATTAAATTCTTATATATTTTTTTTATAGTTTAACGCGTTTGTACAATTCAATAGCAGCAAGAGCGCCGGCAACTTGAGCAAGCAAATATGGAATTAATGTATCCATGTTTTGTTTTTTAGCTAAAACAAGCATAATTGTAACAGCCGGGTTAAAATTTCCACCAGATATTTTTCCTCCTAAATAAATACATAAGGCAAGTGTTAATCCAATAAAAAGCGCATTTCCAGTAGCAATAATTACATACAAAAATACAAGTGTTCCTAAAAATTCAACTAAAACGGCTTGCATATATTATAAAATATTAAATTGATTAAAAATAAGTATTTTAATAAAGTATAGTATGGATAAAAAAGTAATGGTGGCAACTTCTATAGATGCAATTATTGCTTTATTTGATAAGGGTACATCTACCATGGAATTTGAAGCTCAATTACGACCTGCTTCTTTAGATGGATCATTGAAAGAAACAACTAAAATAGATTATAATCACGTCATTCAATGGTTACTTTTATCTGGATGTACTATCAATAATACAAAAGGGGAAGATATATTACGTATTATAAGTAGTGTAGGAGAAGAAAATACACGTATTGAAATTAATGGAATTGACGCGATTCAATATTATTGTCGTCATTTAAAATTTAGTCAACCTAAAATTCAAACAAAACAAAAAATAAAAGAGTATTATATTTCTGATTATTCTGCTAAATTAACTTTAAGTGAAGAAATACCAGTTTCTGAATCTAGTTATCCATCCATTTTACAAAGTGTGCCTTTGGGTAAAAAAACATATCGATTTATGAATCGTGTTCGTCTTGAACATAAAGACTATCCCATGTTTGCATTTGATTGTAGTATTGTAAAAATGGATGATGATATTGATAATTTGTTTCAAAAAGATCCAAAGTATGAAATTGAAATTGAATTTAAACGTCATAAAGATTTAAAAATGCACATTATTAAAGCAATTACTCTTGGTTTACGCGGGTTTCAACGAAGTTATTTTCCCATTAGTAATACAATCATGAAACGTGTCTTGGATGAATATAAAAAATTAACTACAACAACTCAATTTATTGGTCCAAGTTTAGTTACACTTCAGCATGAAAATTTAGGATTGATTCAAAAAGATTATTACGTTTCTGAAAAGGCGGATGGTGAACGAAAGTTGTTTTTGATTGTTGATAAAAAGGCATATTTAATTACTAATTCCATGCAAGTAGAATATACTGGAGTTCAGTATGATTCATCTAAATTTAATTCTATTTTATTAGATGGTGAACACGTAATTCATAAAAAGAATAATACGTCCATGAATACTTATTTTGCCTTTGATATTTATTTTTGTCGTTTAGGTAAAGAGAGTGAAAGTGTTCGTCATTTACCATTTGTAGATGAAAAAATGCACCGATACGATTTATTACAACAAGTTGTACGAAAATTAGTTGTTCCTGATTCGTTATTTCAATTAACGTATAAGGAATTTATTGAATTTAGTCCAGAAGCATATACTCGTATTACGAGTAAGGACTATGATTATCATACAGATGGTTTAATTTTTGTTCCAGCAAAATATGGTGTTGGTATGTCAGAAACACAGCATAAAGTATTGAATGAAAAATTTACCTGGGATTTGAATTTTAAATGGAAACCACCTGAAGAAAATACAATTGACTTTTATGTTGAAATATCCGATTCAGTGTATTACAAATCAAGTTTATTAGGTGATATTCCCTATAAAATATTAAAATTATATGTAGGATTTGGTAGAAATGATGTGATGAACCATCGTAGATATGTAAATCATCAATATTGTATCTTTCATCGGTATGAAATCGATCATGTTTCAGATCATAAAAACATATTATTCAAACCAGAAGGTATTCCTCACATTGCTATTGTTACTGAACCTTTACAAACAGAATTAGGTGAAATCATTGAAAACAAAATGATCATTGAATGTAGATACGATGACAAAATGGACGAAGAAAAACATGCTAAATGGGTTCCTATGCGCGTTCGTTGGGATAAAATGAAAACACGGATTCCAAACGCATTTACTACCGCGGCATCCAATTGGTCTACTATAAAAAATCCAATTCGACCAGAAAATTTATCAGGAGCACAAGCTGTTTATTATAAACAAAAGAAAAAGGGCGATGAACGTTCGGCTCTTGCTCTGTTTCATAATAAAATTAAAACTGAATTATTAAAATCGGTTATTACACCCAAGTGTATCATCTTAGATTTTGCAGTAGGAAAGGGCGGTGACTTGCGCAAATGGAAAGGGGCAAGTTTTGTATTTGGAATTGACTTGTTTGATGATAATATCAATAATAAAATAAATGGAGCATGTCAACGATATTTAGAAGCATATCATGAACCTGAAAATTCCATCAAACCAATGCGATGCCTATTCATACAAGGAGATAGTACAAAAAACATTAAATCTGGAATGGCATGTAACACGGACTATGAAAACGCAATTGCGAGATCCGTATTTGGAATAGATCCTAAAAACATGGCTCTAGGAAATGGTGTAGCAGATCATTATGAAAAGGCTAAACGCGGATTTGATGTAACCACAATTCAATTTGCTGTCCATTACATGTTCAAGTCCATTACTACGTTGACTGAATTTTTAAAAAATGTAGCCGAATGTACAGCACTTCATGGATATTTTATAGGAACATGTTACGATGGTGAAAAGATATTTAATTTACTAAAAGATACTCCTAAATTAATATTTAAAAACGAAGAAGAACATGTGTGTACCATTACTAAAAAATACACACATATAGAACATGCTGATAATAGCAGCTGTGTAGGTTATGCGATTGATGTATTACAAGAATCTATTGGTACAGAAATAGAAGAATATTTAGTATTTTTCAGTTATTTTGTAAAAATCATGAATGAATATGGATTTGAAATGCAATCCGTAACACCATTTGAAACTTATTATGGAACTTTGCGAGGACGTGATATGCCAGAATATGAAAAAAAATTATCCTTTTTAAACAATGCCTTTGTATTCAAAAAAGTAAAAGAAATTTCTATATTACCCGTTAAATTAAATCTCATTACAATTTCTCAATGATTGTTCCTGTAAAATGAACACAAATAAGTTTGGGGCTATTATCCACGTCAATAGTTAACCCAATTAATTTTTGATTGGGTCCTAATTTTTCGCTAATAGCAGTTAAACCTCTATTTTTTGCTGTATTAAATTTAGACGTATCAAACCCAGATTGACCAAATACATTAGATAAACTTGTTGCCATTTCACGTACTGCGCTAATACCAGAATTAATGGTATGAGTTAATACGCCCACTACTTTGTAGCCAGGATCTAGAGTTGTTTGTGTGCTAATGTTGCTAGTTTTAAATATATTGGGCGTATTTCCACCATGTTGATTGCGTCTCGTTTTCATACTTTATTGTTAGAAAAAAAACCATTTTTTAATTTTTTTACTTTTACGTTTTACCTTTTTTATCTTTTTACTCTTTATAAAATCTGGTGTAATATTAGCTTTTGTATTTGTCATGGTACTACTTTTTAACGCAATATCAATTTCTTTTTTTAATGTTTGAATTGCTTTAAGTACAGCTTTATCTTGAGCTTGATCAGAATCAAATGCCATATCATTTAATTCTGTACTATATTCAAAATTTTCAATTGCAACTTGAATTTTTTCTAATGCCATAATTTTAGATATATTTATTTTTTTACATATTTTATTTTTTTTGTATGGTTACGTTTTGTTTTACGCCTTAGTTTTGTTTGTTTATTTTTTTTGCCTCCTTGAAGTCTCCGCGCTTCACCAACTAAATCTTCCAAATTTCCCCATACTATTGGATTTTGTTCAGCTTTATTTAAAGCGGTTCGTTTTATAAAATCATGAAGTAATTTTCTTAATTCAGGTGTCGTAGAATTATTGCGTGGAAAAAGTCTATCATCATCTCTTTCATCCATTAATCCAAATACATATTGAACTAATAATTGTCTTAATATAGGAGTCCGCCTTGGTTCTTGTGAAACAACATCTGGTGCCTCACTGGGAGGAAAACATGTTTCTATTCCATATCGTAGTGATACAACCGCATATCTCCAAATTCCTCCTCCACAAGGAACAGATGCTTCGCTTCCTCCTTCAAGCATGGCAGGTAATAATTGTTCACATACTCTTGCTTGAAATATAGGAGGAGTTAAATCAATGAAAGATGCTACCACTTTCCAACGCGAAAAATCATCCTTATGTTCTTCTGCATCTACACGGCCAGTCAAACACAACATAAATTTATCACGCAATTTACTATCTAATAATCTTTCTGTTATTACAACACCACTTTCTGTTTCAATTGGTCCTAATCCAACCTGCTGTCGTTGTCTCATCCAGCGTTTAAGTAAATCTGTTGTATTTCCACATACTTCATCAGCAAGTATTCTTGATCGTGGAACTGCAATAGTAAGATCTGCCATAATAGTACGTTGTCCATGCATAATTTCAAATAATCCATATGGATCAACTACACGTTCTAACATATCACGTTCTGACGCATGAGGCGTTAAACTTGCTCTTAATTGTTCCCATGTTAAATTACCTGTTGTATTTGGAATACGCTCCTTAAATTTTCCTAACAATTTTAATGCATCTCCTATACGCCCTCTTTGTTGTTCTCTTGCTCGAAGTTCTTGAATTGCGTCACTCATGTCAGAGGGGTCGGATCTGCGCAACCAAGACCACCATGATGCATTTTTAGGCATTACTTTTAGTATATCATTAAGTTCAGCTCGTTGAACCTTGGTAAACTCTTCTTTGGGTGGTGCTGGAGCGGGTAAAGGTGCTGCGGGTAAAGGTGCTGGAGCTGGTAAAGGTGCTGCGGGTAAAGGTGCTGCGGGTAAAGGTGCTGCGGGTAAAGGTGCTGGAGCGGGTAAAGGTGCTGGTGCTAGTGGTGGGCGTGAAACCGCTTCCCGAGAAACCTTACTTTTTGGTGAAGTAGCAGAATTTTGTGCAATACCATCTAAAACAATTTGTAAGGCGTCTTTATATGATAAACCCGTATTCCTTGATAATTCACGAGCCTGTTGTTCTGTAGAATCTTTGGGCGATGAAGTTGCACTAGCAACTCCTTCTGAACTTTCATTTAAGACCATTTGTAAGGCTTCTTCATATGTTAGACCTAGACCTAGATTCATTAATTCTTGAATTCTTGGTTCTAAAGAAGGTTGTAATCTTCCTCCTCCTTCTTCTTCGTCGTCCGAAAATCCCATTGAAAACTTTGGCTTTCTTTGACGCCCAGCATTTATGTCTTCCTGTAGTGCCCTTGTCTCTTCTTCTTCTGAGCGATATCTGCCCTGTACTGCCCTTGCCTTGCCTTCTCTGCCCTGTAGTTCCCTTTGTATTGCCCTTGTTGTCTCTTCTTCTCCTCTGCGATATCTGTGATACCAATCACGCTCATCAGCTGAAGATGCCGCTGCCCCTTCTGGGCGACGCATAGCACGTGCAACAGCTGGGGATTCTTCCTGGGAGGATCTTCTCTCGTGTGCTGCTGATAATAATTGTAGTTGTTGTTGAACAGAGAGTGTCGGGAGTGTCCGCGCATCTCTTCTTTGCGCTTCGTAATCTCTTGACATATATAATGTAAATATAAAATTTTCTAAGATATTTAAATTTTATGTTTATCCTAAACGCGTGCTAGTAGTTTCAAACGGCAAAGTTACATTTTCTAAGATATTTAAATTTTATGTTTATCCTTCTCTAATAAACGTGTGCTAGTAGTTTCAAACGGCAAAGTTACATTTTCTTGTGGATTCAATGGTAAATACCAAAAGTTAGTTTGTTCTACATCTCGTGTCATCCAAACTGGCGCAATTACTCTAGATTGACTCGTTACTTCTTTAGAATAAACTGGATATACAATTTCATCCGAATCTATTTTTTTTTGTTGAATGGTATCTCGGTTTAATTTATAAGGAATTCCTCTCAATTCAGATTCTACATTGACCCGATCATTGTATAAATTAGCACCCCATTTTTGAAGAATAATAGATGGATCTTTTATATAATGGGGTTTATTTCCATTTCCTGGTTGACCTAAACTATATAAACAAGGATCTGTACTTTCTTGTAATTTTTTCATAATTCTATCAGGATCATCATAAAATCTAGTAAATGCCATAGCATACATTTAGATTTAAAAATTTATAAATATACTATATATGAAATTTATAAATTTTCGTACTGGACAAGAAATATATTCAACTAATATTTATGAAGACGATACCATAGAAGTAGTCTGGTATAAACTATCTAAAATACTTAGTATTGATATAAATAATATTTATTTATTTACATCTAAACAATCTTCGTATACACCCGAACAAGTAATTCATCATTTTGAAAAAAAAGATATTCCATGGTACGATTTGAATAATTACGTTAATAATTTTCAGCCAACAAAATTAGACGAACGTCAATATACCCACGAAGATATACTAGAATATAATTTTATAAATGTAATTGAACAAATTTCATTAGGTAAAAAATTTAAATTTTCTGTGCGACCTGATCACGTCATTCGTCCCGATCTTTACAATGAAGAAGATATTATTCATGAACCTAAAAAATTACTTTTAGATTACATGCCTTTTTTTGATATTCAAGTATATATAAAACAACGTTCTGATTTAGATTTATATTTTAACAAATCCATAGATACATCTATGATTGAGCGACGAATCATGAATTTAAATGAAATGTATCAACTTTCGCATGAAATTCCATTACATAAAGGAATTCAACATATTATATGTTCAGTTCATCCTTCTAATAAAATAAATATTCCTTTAAACACGCTGTTTAATTTATTACATACATCCGAATCACTTTCAATGATTCAATATAATTCAGGTAAAGAAGACATTGTGTATAAACTTTATTGTGAAAAGGAAGATATCAAAGGAAATCCTATACCTAATTTATCTGAATATGAAATTGTAAAAAAGGATCAATCGTATAAAAAATCAATTACGGCTATTTTTTCAAATCGAGTAAAATATGCATTTAAAGAAGATGGAAGCATTCTGTTTGAAGCAACATGTAAAAATTATGACATTGATGAAATAAATGCGTTATTAAAATCACATGAAGATGTATTAAAACAAGTACACACGTTTATGATACAAAGTGGATTTTTAGATTATCCTATTTTTACATCAGTAGAAAATTCTACTATTCATAACATTACATATTCTATTACATTCAATACTGAAAATTATAAAGAAAATGTCTGTGGTAATAGGTTTTTTGTATCGTTAAAAGATTCTGAAAAAAGATATACTCGTGTAAGCAATTATAACGAAAATAAACTAATTCACGAATTATGTGTGAATGAATATTTAAAAGACAAAAAAGACAATTTAGAAGGGTTAAAAACAACCTTGAAACGAGCATTTAATTTATCGGATGCCGATGCTTTTTCTTATTTAAAATCATTTAATGAATCAGCAAATTTAGTGAAAGAAGATCAGGGTGCGTTTAAAATAAAAGAAATTGTAGGGTTTCCTACACGTTTGGAAAAAGCCGATACTGAATTAACATTTATTTTATCTAACATAAAATCAATCTATTACCTTCCATGTATTGAAAAAAACATTGCTACTTACATAGCTGTATGTACACAAAAACATTCTATTGTATGTGAACGAGATGTACCTGTTGTTCAAGTTACTAAATTAAATTTTACAAGTGAATTAAATTTTGAATCTGATGATGAAGATGACATTGTAGTCGTAGATGATACATCTGAACAGGACGATGAAATTGTAGTAGTAGACGATGATATGGAGGATATGGAAGGTGGTGCTGTAAGCACTGACAAGGACATGAAATTAAATAATGTTAATTTTATTATTTATAGAATTAAACAAAAATTTGGTCCTACGTTAGACAAAGAATATACTAAAAAATGTCAATTACATCGTTGTCCAATTGCGTTAAAAGATAAAGAAGCTGCTGATCCATCCGTTGAAAAATATTCTAAATTAAATCATAATGGTTCAACTTACATTTGTCCTAAATATTGGGACATGGTAAATAAAATACCACTTACAGATAAAGACATTGAAGATAAAAAACTCAAAATTATTAATATTAAAAAAGGAATACCTTTGGATGTAGAACAACATGGTAGTGTGTACAAATTAAATGATGGAGAATATCCTTTCCCTGGATTATTAGAAGATGAAATTGGTCCTTGTTGTTTCAAAAAAGATAAGGATCGTGATAGTAAAAAACCAAGAAATGTTACATTGACCCAAAGAATTACAACAGGGCGTACAAATCCTCTTACCGAGGAAGGTGCCATTGCAAATATACCTCAATCCATTCAATACTTTTTTGAACTTAATGAAAAATGTATGATTGAACCAGGTCGCCATTTATTACGTTATGGCATTAAATCTCCTAGATCATTCATTGAATGTATTGCTGCATGTTTACGAATGTCGGATTCTACTTATGATTTAAAAAAAACATGTTCTTTTTTATTAAATGCTGCAAAACCGATTTTTAAACAATTAAATAATGCCAGATTATGTAAACAATTTACATGGCCAGAATTTAAACATGAAATTCAGTATTTGGATTATACGTATTTATGGGAAATTATTAATATTGTATTCAAAACAAATTTGATTATTTTAAGAGTTCCAACCTTGAAAGAATTAGAAATTATATGTCCTAGTAATCGTTATATGAATGTTACGTTTGATCGCAGTCGTACTTTATTTATGATATTAGAACATGATGATAATGGTCGCATTTTATTTGAACCCATTATAGATCATAACATTAGTAACAATTCACATACGTATTTACATAATTTTTATGATAAATTAAATACAACCTTTTTAAAAATAGAAAAATATTTTTTAGATTGTCATGCTGAATCTGGCTTTTATCGTACCAACGTTATTTCTACAAAATTACAATCGTTACTTCAAGATGAAACAATTCAAGGTCAAGTCGTACATAATGAAATGTGTATTGGGTTAAGTGTAAATGGAATATTTGTTCCGTGTTATCCATCTACGTTAGTATCATTAAAACAAGTAGACATGCCTATAAAAGATTATAAAACAACCATAGATACATTAACCTTATTATCTAGAAAATGTCATTGTCTTCCTGTATATAAAGTTGTAGAATATGATAAAATCATAGGCATTATTACTGAAACAAATTCATTTGTGCCATGTATAAAAACATCTAATATGGTTACAATTATACCTGTTTATCCATCTAGTGTCAAGCATGAATATATTACATTATCTACTGAAGCTGAACAAAAAAGAGTAGATTATATAAAATATACTACATTTGAAAAAAATATTCATTCTTCTTTACGACTTATGCTTAAAATGTTAGTTGCGAATGATTATCGTTTACGAAAAGAAGTTAATTTGCGTATTCAATCAAAAACAATTTCAGAATCCTATCTTAAAAAAATATTGGATGAAAAATATGAAATGGTAGATACATCAGATGAATATGTAGATCAAATCAATACATGTAAAGGCGCATGTTTAACACCTATTATTAAATTGCCTCGTTCTATTCATGGAAAACCAACCAATTATTTTTTTAAATTATCACAAGAATTAAATAAAAATACACGAATATCAGCATTTATCATAAAACCGCAATTATTAATTCCAAATGTTCCTTATTCATTACACGACCATGAAATTGTGCTACTTTCAGAAATGATTCATTCCTATTTTCAATATTTAAAAGAACCAAAACGACTTTCTCAATATACAACTTACGATAATATTGGTACACAAAAAATGTTTACAAAAATACATTACATTAAAATATAATATATGTGTTTATACTATGCGAAAGTTGTATGGTGGAAATTCGTGTTTAAAAACATGTAAAAAAACATGTAAATGTAGAGGATTATGTAATGCTGCATTTAATGATAGTTCTTTTTTAAAAAAAGAATTAGAATCGACAGAAATTGCAAATGACAAATTACAAAAGGAAGTTTTAGAAAAATTAAATAAAAAATTTAAAATGACATTTTTAAGTGAAGCGGATAAAAATATGATTATACACATGGTTACTAATCCAAAATTAAGTTATTCTGAAAAACATAAAATGATTCAAACACTTCATACCAAATATCCAAATCAACATTTTGGCAATATTGGTATTGGATATGGATTTGGTGGTAAACGTAAAACAAAACGTAACGCAAAACGTAAAACAAAACGCGGGGGTTTTTTTAATTTTTTAAATGATGCAACAGAACACAAAGAATGTGAAACTGCTTGTGAAAAAAATTGTGACGCATCATGTAGAAATACGTGTACTTCTATAAATTCTGTTATTGTAAAAGAAATAAAGGGGCTTGAACGCATGGCTGAAATATTAGATCATAATAAATTACTTCAACAAACATTAGCTTTATTAAATTAAATATCGTCTACCTCGTCATATTTCTCACTATGTAGTTTAATACCATGCCACAATGTTCCTCTAGATTTAATGCTAGGATGATCTGCGTATTTTTTATGAAGGTAATCAAATAATTCTTTTCCCATGACACGTTTATCGCCATAATACATTTTCCACCATTCTTTGAATTTCTCGAGCAATTCGTGTTCCATAAGTGTGCCCTCAGGATCTTCGTATACATATTTATCCATAAAGCTTGCCATGTAATCTTGATCCTTGCGATATTTTTCTGAATTTACCATCACCATAGCACAATCTTTTACAATTCCTTTTGTTGTAAAGGCTCGTTCTACCAACATTTGCATGAAATACGGCGCCCATATTTTAAATTTATCATCAATATTTTTATCAATTTTGAATTGATATTTGGACGTTGGATCTGGATCATTTTTAAATTTGGATTTTAATTCAACGGAACGAACACGGCGCCAAGTTCCGTCATCTTTGCCATTAATAACTGGCAAATTATTGGTACACATGAGCAATTTAAATTTTGGAATAAAAGTAAATGGGCGGCTGTACAGCGCGCGACATTGAATTGAATCACCGCCAGTTAACTCTTTCAATGGGCCTTCATTGATATGATCATGAACGGATGACTCTTGCATCACAGCAAGACGTATTCCAACAAGTGCCGCAATTTCAGGTGAAGCTCCGCCAACATTAGTTCTTGCTTTAGTAATGATAGAGATAGGAATGGTTGTTTTATATTTTCCCATGATTGCGCTCAATAAATCAATCAATTTACTTTTACCATTACAACCAGATCCAATTAAAATATTAAACGTTTGGTTTGCATTTTTACCAATTAAAATAGATGCCATGTAATCAAACATGTATTCGTACAATTCTTCATCTGGAAACAATTGACGCAGAAATGTAATAATTTCTTGTTCTATTCCTTCATTTTTATCTTCTACAAATGGAATGTCAGTACATTTATGAGTATAATCTTCGGGCATACCTTGGCGAAATGAATTGGTTGAAAAGTCAATGACTCCATTGGTAAAACACAAAATATTGTTGTTATTGTCTAACAATTGTACAAAGTCAGGCACATAAAATTTATGGCTTGCTTCTTTCATGATTGTATCTCCATGCTTTTTCAAGACACGTGTCATGATTGTATCAATTGACTTTTGACGTTGTTTTAATTTAGAATAATTTTCATCATCGGGTGGTGTTATGGTAATTTGGTTACATATAACAACACGCTTTTTAGAAAATAATCCATATACACCTTGCATGCTTGTAATTTGATTTCTTAAATCTGTACCGGCTTCAGTCTCAATCCAACGATTATGAACATATTGAAACCATGTCATATTTTTTAATTCGGCACAAATAAATCGGTCTTTGTATAAACGAAATAAAATGTCGGCAATGTCATATTCGGTACATTCTTGAGTATTATAAATAATGGCATCTATGGCTGCATCCACACTTTGTTCTTTGATCAAATTATATTCAGTTTGATTTTCGGTTCTTGCCCAAAACATGATAGACCGAATCGTCAATCCATGATCACGTTTAAAGTTATTCCATTGAGATTCTAGTTTTGGAATATCTTGAAATGAAAATTTATCCGACAGACTACTAAATTTAACCCAACTTAAAAACAAATCTTTGTGAGTATGATAAAGAGCCCATCCTACACGTATCCATTTATCATAATCATTATAATAGATAGCAGGTAAACACATGGCGTATTTATGTGCGTCCACCGCGCTATATTCAGAAGATTCAAACGATGCCATTTTTTTATCTACTGCCGTATTTAATTTAGCTGGTGTATCTATTTTATCAGAATCGGCTGATGTATGTACAACAACAGCTCTCTTTCGCTGTTTAGCAGCATCATATTCTACCATGAATTCTGGTTTTAAAGAAGGAGTTTCATTGGCTGGCATACGAATAGATAACTTGTAAAATTCAGTTTGGACAGGAAAAGAAGATCCAGGTCGCGAATGAATATTGTAGGATTGAGTTGTTTTATTACAAGTATAAACCCAAGTAAGCTGATATGCTTCATGACCGGGCTTTCGTGAACCATAAAGTTGCCAATTTGTAGATCCCTTAAATACATTTTCATCCAACACGGAATTCCAATCATTTGCTAATTTTAGTTTTTTCCAAATATCCATTTTTGAAAGAAGACGATTGCGGAGTATTGTTTTTGACGTTGAATCTAAATTTAATGACACGATCATATGAATTCCGTCCTTAATTTGGGAAGAGGTCACATTAATATTTTCTTTTTCAAACACATAAATGTCAAAATTTTCAGCAACGTTAAACAGAGTATTGATTTCATCCATTAAAATTTCAACAAAATCAATAATATCTTCATTCGTATAAGCGCGTTTTGCTTCTGAATATCGCAAATCAATATCAATTCCAATCGGTCCACATTCCAATTGTTTTTCGGTTATATATTCAAGTTGTTTATTAGTAAATACATGTGCTACATATAGTTTGAAAAACTCAAGTAAATTTGTAATACAATACGACCCCCCATATATGCCTTCACCGGCAATGCGGGTATGGGTGCTTGTTGTTTTGTCGGTAGCTGGATGGGATGAAAGATAACTATTCATCCTTTGATATATTAACACAAGTTTTTTTTAGTTCATTTTTTTATAAATATTAGTTTAGAAAAAAATATTTGGTATATGCATATATGGCTTCTCCATCTCACGTAATGCGTGCATTAACTCAATCACGAGCTGCTCGACCTCCTTTAAGAAGTGTAATATTAGATGCATTTTTTAACTCTTATCTTGTACACCCAGAAGATCATTATATTACATTTAATGATTTTCAAGCAATTGCACATGCAATAGGCTTGGATGGTTCGCGTGCGGCATTTAATACTATATCAAGAGGAGCTCCCTTTATTAATAGAGAAGCTTTTGAACGTTGGTTAGACGAAGATATTGACAGAGCCAATCGTGCGCTATCGACTTTAGCTGGGTTTGTAATGGACACAAACGGAATAGACGTAGAGGGAACTCTTTTACGTGAAGCTGGTGGTGGTGGTGGTCTTGCTATGCCTCTTGGTGCTGCTATGCGTCGCCCAGAAGAAGGGGCATCTTCAGCTGTTGCACGTGCTATGCGTCGCCCTGAGGAAAGGGCATCTTCAGCTGTTGCACGTGCTATGCGTCGCCCAGAAGGGGCGGCATCTTCAGCTGTTGCACGTGCTATGCCTCCTGGTGATGGCGGCGCCTGCGCGGTTGTTGGTATTGGTAGTGCCGCAGTACGTCCGGAATATTATGCAGACAAATTTTTTGATATATTTGATGCAGATCATAGCGGTACACTTGACAAAGCCGAAATACGAGCACTATTTGCAAATTTACCAAAAATAACACGTGCAGATGGTGTTGTTATTGGATCTGATAGAACAGAAGAATTTTTTAGAATAATAGGAGATCGACCAATAACTAAAGAATTGTTTAGAGAAATTCTAAATAGATTAGAACGAATTTATCATGAAGTTGGTTTTGATTTTTTTAATTTTGTTCGTGATATAATTCATGGATTTTATGAAAGTCTAGAACAGATTGATGAAGCCGAACTGGGCGGAGGTCGGGCGGCTGAAAGTCCACGCCGTCTTCCAGTATCAGAAGTAATTGGAGGGTTAGACATACGCAATAATATACCTGGTACTGAGTCAACATGGAGCGATTTAATGAAGTGTTTTTCCACTACAGCAGGTGATGCATCTGGAGGTATGGGTGTACATGTCTCAACAAAAAACATGGTAGATATTGATAGAGGATTTGGACTTCTTGAAAGATGTTTAACTAGTCGAGGTCTACCAAGAATACCGGCAAAAAATTGGAGACTAACTGGTGAAGAAGAACAACCTTTTCGTGAAAAGTTGACACAATTATTTGAACCTAGATTACGTAGATCAGAATTATATCAGCGCGAATCTGATGCAGATATTGCTTTTCGGACACGCGCTATTACAACCAAAGCACAGCTTGGGGAAGTACGAAAATTTGGAGATGCGTCCGAACGTCGTAGTGGAGAAAGTGGGGGGGCAGGCCGTCAAAATTATACTGGTGCTTATACTTGGTTTATTTTTATGGAATTACTACATGCGTTTCCTGAACATGATGTTTTTTGGAATCTTTTATTAGCTGATGTAACACATTCATGTTACGATGGTTACGGGGGTTATTCAGGAGCTGCGCGCGATACAAGCTGCTTTTCATGCGAAAATGGTGTTACTGAACGACTACCATTATCTTTATCTATGTTATTAAGCCCACAATTACCAAGTGACCCAAAAGAAACAAAACGTCCAGAAACACCAGAAGCATTAAGGTTACGTCAAACAGTTCTTTTAAGAGAATGGCTCCAAGCATTTTCAGAAACTGACGGACCTAAAACTAAAGGTGATTTTAAAGCATTTGCGGTGGAAAGATGGCGAATACTTTTTAATATGGCAGAATGGGATATAGAATTTGAAAGATATATGACAGCTGAAGGCGATGTAACATTGAGTTATATGGGTGGTAGGCGAAAAAAAACACGTGTTAAACGGCATAAATCAAAATACAAAAAAATAGGTTCTAGAAAAAGATTTAAACGAACAAAAAAATATAGAGTTCGTTAAATGTGTTAAAATTAAACTTTCATAAATCCAACTTTGGCAACAATGCCTTCAGCAAACGGCGCACGTCTAGATTCAGATACTGGGCCTAAACCATCTACAATGTCATTGCCATTTGGATCGTTAAAACTAAATTCAAACGGCAGTCTTTTTCTAAATTCAGTTACGGCGTGTATATGATTTTTTATGGTGACATCAAGATCAAACGGACCATTTGGATTTCCAGCTGGATATTGAAGCTCTTCGGTTTCTACAAATTCTCTAAAATTATAGGACGACATGGGTAAAGGCGTAAACTGATACACACGTCGTCCAATCAACGATAGATATGGAATAGTAGTTGTATTTTGAAGTAACATGGCACACGATACAAGATTATCTTTATCAATCATGTCTTGAAAAATGGCAAGAATGTTCAGGGGTGAAAATGTAAATGGATGGTCTAGGCCAAGTAAAATAGAATTGACCATGTATTCACGCAAATCAACATACACCTGTGGAAGTTTAATGGTGACGGGTTCAAGTGTTTTATTAGACTTTGTAAGAACGTCCACCAATTCTGTATCTTTACACTTTACAGTAAATGCGTTCGATATTTTAGAACGAAACAATCGCCAATATTCATCGCCTGTCCACAAATTGAACGAGCATGGAAAAATGCCGCCATTGTGTGTCAGTGGACTGGGATAAGACGTTGTACTTTTTTCTGTACTTGGTGCTTCTCCCTGAATATGGAAAATAGTTGGCACTTGGATGGTGTCTACATAATCCATGAATGTTTTGGTCAACGGACCCATGATAAATACATGGTTTGCAGTATGATAATTTAAATCAGCACGCGTTTGTGGCGGATTGTCTAGATAGGATGTGAATAATCTACATACCCGGGCACTTGGTGTGGTTGATTGGTCAGGTTGTCCATTTCGGGCTGCTAACCATATATTCCACGCCTTAGTCAATGTATGGTTTGGAACATCATTGTATTGTACTGGAACATAGGAAAAATGAGCGTCAAATACATCATCTGGAAGAAGTGCGATTCCGGCTAAAAATCCATCAAACAAGGGTTCTTTCATTTTGCCAATGCTGTCATAGGCAAAAGCATATTCGCCAATAGGTGTAAGCTGTTTACCTTGTAAACGTTCAAAAACGTTGACAATGTTGTCGCAGCGAAGTTCAGTAGATCCAGTTTCGGAGCTATCGTAAGAAATGGTCGTAAACATGGTTTAAATGTAATGGTTTCATAAATTATTTTATTTCAATTTAATATTTTGAAATTGCGTTACCCGCCGCATCTATCATTGTATCCACCGCATTTTCTTTTAATATTTTTAAAAATGGAATTAATGAATAATAATCATCCTGTATGTTTGTTAATTTAATAATGTCATGATTTAATTCTACCCGATCTTCTAATTCTATATTCGTATATCTATGCCATTCACTAACAGGTGTATCATCTTTTATTCCGTCTGGTAATGCAGCTACAATAGCAGCATCACGAGCTTCATATTGTTTAATATCAGCAGGCATTGGAATTGCGCCAGAAGGATCAAATGGTACTTGTTCAATCGCATGTATTGCGGCATTATTAATACGAGGAACAATTCTATCACTTGCGTCCTTATTTATTGATCCTAATGGAGCACCACCATCTCGTGTTATATTTGTTAATACATATAAATATGGAATAATAGGTCTTCCATCAAGTCGTGTACAATTACGATAAACACGAGCAACAATTTGACGAAGTTTGGATATAGATGAAGGTAGGGATACAATATGTATATAATCTGTATTTTTTAATGTTACGCCTTCAGCAACTGCTGTATTGATAAGTAATATTTTTAATCTATTATTAGGATCAGGATTATTGTATAGGTCTATTAATTCACCTAAATTTTCTGTTTGGCCTTCATGAAGAATGCCATATGAAAATGCAGCTGCTAAATCATCATCTTCTGACATTGCTCCTCTAAGATACGAAAAAAAGGGTGGGCTTGCCGGATTTAATAAATCTGCTGTTTCTGTCGGTGTACTTGTATCTATCAACATTCTCATACCCAATTGATTTAATAAAATTCGACCAAATGCTGCGGCAGAATATTTTGAATCTATGTAAATAACATGACGACTATCAGGAGGAGCAGAAGTTATATTTTCTAGAAGCTTATGAAATTTAGCATTTGTGTCTGGTGTTATTGTAGGAGACCATTTAGGATCAGCAAAACAACGTTTAATATCAACAAAATATTGAGCAAATATAGCTGCTTTTATTCTTTCATTGTCGGGCGTAACATCAAGGCCAGCCATTAATGGTTCGGTAGTCCTTTTACGTCGTGTTACTCTGCCTAAGTTAAGTGTTGATGTCATATCTAATGTAAAATTGTAGGTAGTATAATCATACATGGACATGTTCATTAATGAAAAACATTCAGATCCGTGTCTATTAATGAAATGTTTTATTAATTTTATATTAACTAATTGCGGTGGTTCTACATTACATTCTACAATATTTATATAGGGTTCACATAATTCATTGTATAACGTAGGCATATTGGGTAACATTTGTAAAATAGGCATCATCAGAGGCGCATTTCCAAAATAAGAAACAAAACATGATTTAATTGCATTTTCTAACTTATCTTTATTTGTAATATTAACAGCCAATACTTGATTCATTTGTGTTAATAAGTCAGCATTAGATAAAGTATAATCATACGATGGAAGATTGGTCGCGCTAAAATCGGAATTGAATGTATTTTTATTGTATACTAATTCATATGGTTCAGCGGATGAAACTTCTGGAGGTAAATTTTGCGATGTACCAACCGACCCAAAAAATGGGTTTCCACCTAAAATATTACTTAAAATGGCAAATTCTACAGGATCATTTGAAAATGGTGTAGCACTTAACAAAACCATGGGGACACCAGCTATACGTGCCTTACATAAGGTTCTATATATAAAATCGGATTTTTCAGCGCCTCCCATACTACGTGCGTAGTCGCATCCAGCATTAAATGCTCTTGAATCTGTAATGGCTCCTCGGGCATCATTTACAAACGTCCCTTGGGGATCTTCTACTATTCTGTGTTGTCTATTCATTTGTCTAAAAGGAATAAAATATTGAGTAGGCATTTTACTTAAAAATCTTAAATTATTATAAAACTCACTTATCATTAATTGAAATTCGTCCCATACAATAATTGTATTATTTGGTGACCCAAGTATATCTTCATTCATAGCCGCAAAATCAGATGAATATTTTCCATTGATGGATTTAAATTTAAACGTATAATTGATATTGTCTATTTTTTTTATATTATCTCTTAAAGGCGCACCACCTTTATATTTTTTAGTTTTTTTTTTATTTTTTTTACTTGATTTTGTTTTACGTCCACCAGGCCCTGGTGGAATGGGACGTTGTAAAGCTGCTTGAATGGATGCCAAATCAAAAGCAATACCATCTGTTTTTAAACGCGGAATATTGTACATAATTCTATCATAAACTCCCATATCCCGGCCTGCGGGAATAACAATTTCGTTTTTTATAAAATCACGCGTCCAATCCGGTGCTAAATGTGGTGGAGGAACGGGAAGTCTTTGAGGGTTTACATAATCATCCATATATAGTTTAAATTCGTTTGCTGCCCGAATGGCATGTCCAGGATAAGGCAGTTTATAAAATCCTTGTAACTCAGTAATATTATTGTCAATTTCTTTGTTATAACCTGGTAACAACGCCTTATTTGCAATGACAATTACATTTATTTCTTTTACGCTTTCTCCTGGTTGTAATGGATACCTTTGTAACATAGTTGCGCCAAGTTGAAATACAGACATAATAGATGTAATTGTTTTACCGGAACCCAATCCATGCCATAATAATATAGGTGCTGGATTATCTCCAATAAATTTGGGAACAATAATTTGATGTTTTTGTAATATGAATGGTAACACTTTAGTAGGGCATACGGAATGTATCTCAATTTTGAGCCCCCCTTCTAATAATCCATCCGTTGTTAATATTTGATCAATATCTCTCCCTACTAACATAGGAGGACCAGCTGGTGCAGCTCCTAATCCTGCTGCCAACCCAACTAATCCTGGTGCTAGCATTGGTGGTGGCATTGGTGCTGATTGTGGCATTGGTGGTGGCATTGGTGCTGATTGTGGCATTGGTGGTGGCATTGGTGCTGATGGTGGCATTGGTGGTGGCATTGGTGCTGGCATTGGTGCTGGCATTGGTGCTGGCATTGGTGCTGGCATTGGTGCTGGCATTGGTGCTGGCATTGGTGCTGGCATTGGTGCTGGCATTGGT